AATCTTGTTACATTCACGTTCGATTTGGAAGAGAAGACCCTTGAACTTTTCAACTGACCAACGACCGTTTGAATCGGTGTCGAGGTCGAAGATACCAGCAGTTGTGGTTCCTTCGGTTGCACCTTTTTCAGCAGTGATGATGATCGAGCGAACAACTTCACGGTTGATTTCAGCAAGGATTTCACCTGAAAGGATGTTCGAAAGTTCAGCTTCTGCGTCAAGACCGTGAATTGCTTTCAGATCTTGTGCAAGCTCGAGTGTGTATTCTGCTTTCAGTGCACGTGTCTTAGCAGATACGGTAACCTTCTCGATTGAGAAGCCCATTTCCGGGAAGAGATATGTGCTGTTCGCGCCAAGTAGTTCAGCTGAACCTGTAAGAAGACCCATCGTGTAGTTGTAGTATGAGTTACCAGCGTTGTTCGATGAATCTGGGAATGTACCAACAGTGTTAGCACCAACTGCAGTTGCAGAACCAGCACCAGTGTTTGCTGCAGTAAGACCTGCACCAAGACGTGAAGCGTGACCTGTGTTTGCTTCGTTGTAGAATGCTTCCGAAACAGTTGAATCTGTTGAGTTAGCATACTGCGAACGCATTGCAAAGATGAGTCCTGTTGGACCGTTCATTGGCTGAACGCCGCAGACATCATATGCAATCAGATTTGGCATCGAACGACGTACGAGCGAAATTAGAATTGGATCGAAGTTTGCAACTTGGCCGCTTCCAACCGAGTTAACGTGCTCAGCTTCGCCAAGCATTTGCTGTCCACCACCTGATTCGCGAAGTGCTTTCTCGGTGTTTTCAAGGACAGTTGCCGTCACAAGACGACGGTGTGAATCTTGAATTTCTGGAAGATCAGTGTGTTCAAGCACTGGCTTCCACTTGTTATTTAGTTCCTCAGCTAACATTTTATTCTCCCTTTACCTAAGGCTTTTAGATATACTATTTATCAATTAGAACTTTTTGGTTCTCGAGATGGCGGTAACGTAGTTAGCCATTTCTCCGAGTGCCACTGGCTTATCTTCAGTAAATCCTTCAGAAGCTTCTTCTGAAATTACGCCAGTATTGACTTCTTTCTTCTCAGAGAAGTACTTGCTCTTGATGATGTTGAGTTTCTTTGAGTAAGACTCGACATCATTGAACTCGATACCTTCTGCAAGTGCGCGAAGCTTTTCTACCTGAGTAGCAGCAAGACCTTCTGATACTTCATCGAATGTTGCTTCCATAGTTGCATCATCGATTACTGATTGTAAATCAAGCTGTGAGTTTACAGATTCGTCAAGCTTTGCTTCAAGCTCTTCGATCTGGGCTTTTAATTCACCGACAACATCCAGCTTTTCTTCTGGAACTGTAATGTATGATTCAGCAAATAGATTGTAGAGGCCTTCCATGAAGTTCTCAGCAATGTCGGCACGAAGAGTCGATTCGATGGCAAGCTTATTTTCTTCCATCCACGACTCAACTACATAGTCAAGATATTGATCTGCTTTTGTAGTAATTTCTTCTTTAACTTCTTCGATAGCTTCGTTAAGTTGAGCTTCAAAAGCTTCTTCGAGACGAGCTTCTTCGAGTGATACGCGAGCGCTGACAGCAGCTTCAAAGATTGTTGTAAATCTTTCTTGTGCTTCTTCTGTAAGCTCTTCACCTGAGAAGAGTTCAGCAATATCTTCTTTCACTGCACCGAGTGTTGCACGTGGCATTTGTCCAAGGCCAGGAGCTCCACCAGGCATCGGCGAAGAAGGAATACCGGCTGGGCTATATTGTTTAATTGAATCGTTAAAGAAGTGCGAAAGATCTTCGCCCTTCAACTGTGCAAGAAGCGAGCTAAAAGTAGCTAGCATCTCTGCGCGTGTTGGATTCGGCTTCAATGTTTCCGACCCAGCAGATTCATCGAGATCATTCTCATCAACGATTTCGTTATCAAGAACTTCTTGATCGATTTCACGGTTTTCTCTATCTGACATTTTAGACTCCTTGTAATTTTTATTTATTTATGCTAATTTAGATTTTAGAAATTTTGTTAAGAAAAGCTTCGAAAATTTGAAATTTCTTTGCTTCCAATTCTCTTGAAGATACGGCTTTTTCGATTGTCTGTACAGTTGACTCAAAAGCTTGCACTTTCTTTGCAACGAGCAAATCGTCTTGCCATATCCAATCTACACCTTCCATAATTCCGTTGACAAACGCATCAGGAGCAGATGGATCTGCAACGATATCAGCGGCTGTGGCAAGATAGAAATCGTCTTGTACTTCGTTGATGCCTTCTCTATTTAGCTTCAACGAACCCATACCTCTGGATGAAACACCAAGTTTCACACCTTCACCGATAAGACCTTTGGCAATATTACCAAACGGTGTATCCATTAGCTTAGCTTTACCTACGAAGTTAGTGCCTTCTCTCTTCAAAGAAGTGATCATATGAGATACACGATCGAGGTTAATCGAAGGACCATCTGGGTGACCTAACTCACCGAGTGCTCGACCCTTCTGAATGTATGTCTCATCATATCGATTGACTTCTTTTTGAAGTGTCTCGACTGGATACATACGACCATTGCGGTTTTTGATTCCGCCTTGCAAGAAGATACCTTCGATGTATACGTTCTTCTTCCCGTCTTCACGAGCTTCAGTAATGCATCTCAGATCTTCAAAAACTTCGGTGATTAGCTTCATGTTTTTTACCTTATGAACCAGCGTATTCTGATGGAAGAGTGCCAGCTTTTTGAACTTCTAGCAGAACATATCCATTTGCAGTGCCTACAAACTCGACTGTAAGATTGGCGGTTTGACCAACAGTCAAAGCCATACCACATCCTGCGTAATCTTTGTAACCAGTAGAATCAAACACGGCAACCGGAGTCGTGCCACGCTTGATTACTGCATAACCGTTCGGATCAACACCCCAATATGCTTGAGCAATATAAACTCCGGTTAGCACTTCATTGCCGATAGCAAGACATGTAGAAGTTGCATCTACGTTTGTTGTGATGCTATTACCAGATACTTTAATCGTGGTATTAGCAGCAGAAACGTGAATAACGGCAGATGTATTTTTCTTATTTGATGTAATCGTAACAGCCATTATGCACCTCTATTTTGAATAGAGAAATCTAACATTTTTTCAATGCCTTCTGGTGTATCACATACTGCCAAGAAGTTTCTCTGGTTGTCTTCGTTTAGCTTATCAAATACTGCTGTCATCGTTCTTTGATGAGTTTCAGAAAGATCTCCGATAAGTGCAAGAAGACGTTGTTCTTTGTTCAAAGGCTTGCCACCGCGCTCTGCTGAGAGCTTAGCGGCTATAGCCATCACTTGGCGTTTCTTCTGTGACTTGCCTTGGAACTGCGGGGCATCAGACTTTTGGAAATCCTTGATTACGGTTCCCATCGAAGCTTTGTCCATGTTCAGCTTTTCATCGACCTGTTCAGCTGCTTCATTAGCAATCTTACGAACAGCGTTCTTACGATTGTAGTATTTGCGAGCGCCATCAGCACTGTTGCTTTTTGCAAACAAACCTGGAAGTTGCTTGCCAGCTTTTTGTGCGTATGCATCTTTCTTTTCTGCCGAGATCTCATCGATCTGCTCAGCTTCTTCGCGAACTGCTGCTTTTACCTTTGGTTCAGGTGTGCCATACTTGGCATCGCCCCAACGCTTCTTTAAAGCAAGGTTACGGCCATCTTCGCGCTTGTCGTCGCCTTTAGTCTTATTGATATAACGTGACAGTGTTCCGCCAAGCTTGTGATCGAGTTCTTCTAGCTCTTCAGCTTCTTCGGCAACCTTTTTCTTCTTACGCAGCAGGTGGAAGTCATGGGCATCGACCTTGCCATTCTTGTTGGCATCGATCTTGTGCTGATCACCCTTCAGTGCTTCGTATACTTTTTCGTCTTCGCCTGGCTCGTAACCGTGGCGTTCTTTTTTACGGTCAGCTTTCTTTACATTGGCTGCATTAAACACATCGTCGCCGTTACCGTTACGATCTTGTGTCTTAGCAGTTACATGCTTGTCAATGAACTTCTGCTCGTCAGGATTCTTGACGACCATCGGCCCAAGCTGTCTTTCATTTAAGAAATCTTTAAGCGTCTTCGCCATCGTCGTCATCTTCCTCTGTGTCTAAATCTAAATCTTCTAGGTCGAGATCTTCAATATCAAATTCTTCATCATCGAAGTCTTCGTCTTCAAAATCTTCTGCGTCTTCAAATTCTTCAACATCTACGTCTTCTGGTTCTGCAAACATTTGTTGAGCGTATGAAACTTTTTCGTCTTCAAGACGTGCTGTAATCTTTTGCCCCATAATGTCATCGAATGCACTCGCGAAACGCGTTGGTTGCTGGTCGATGGCTGCATTAATCAGTTCGTCAATATCCATGTAAATTCTCCAAAATCTTTTTATTATTTATAATCTTATTATTTTCCTACCAGATCAGGAACATTCGGCAAATTACTTTGTTTTGGTTTATTTGGAGGTGCAGCTGGTGGTTGTTCAGCTGAAGCATCTCCGCCGTCAACTGGAACTGGTTGGCCGTCTGGACCCATTTCTACTGGTGGGTTATACTGTTCGTTGTTGATTTCTTCAGCAATCTGCTCGTCGATTTCTTTCATGTCTTCTTCAGTTTGATAAAGGACATTACGACGAATCCATTCATGCGAGTAATACTTACCAGCATAATCATCAACGTCTCTCAACATGGCAATACGATCACGAAGAATCTCGGTGTTCTTTAGCTCTGCAAAGTGATTGTCTTCTGAAAACTCGTACTTAAAGTTTGACTTAAACTCTTGCCAATCTTCACTTGTAATAACACCCTTCAGAATTAGTTGCTTCTCGAGAATCTTCGAGAAGATCTCAGAGAATCGAGCACGTAGACGTGTAATAAACTTGGCAAACTTGACTTCGTCGCGAGTCACTTCAGTCGCTCGACCAAAGTTAAACTGTGCTTCTGGATCTAAGCGAGAAATTGGAACGTTCAGAGCTTTGTATAGTTTACGTTGGAAGTATACGATGTCGTCGATTTGTCCAAGGTTTTGTCCACCTGGAAGTGTAGTGATTTCTGTACCCTTACCACCTTCGCGGCGTGGCAACCAGAAATCTTCGAGCATTGTCATATGCTTACGATCATCTCTGATTTCACCAGTACCAGCATCATACACTACCTTATTCTTAAAGCGAGTCATGATATCACGAAGATATTGCTCAG